CGTCAGTATACGCGCTGACTGAAATGCCATCCAAGGCCGCCGTCGAAAGCCTTGATGTCCTAGTGACAAACGTCCCCTCGTTCTGGTTATACCAGTTCGAGAAGTTCGCACCCGTCATCGTGGCAACATCAGCCGACCGCGTGACTTGTGAAGCCACCGTCGGGATGTAGCTGGTGGCGAAGGAACCTGCTTCGAGTTGTGCGCCCCAGAGATAGATGCCTGAAGTGCCATTTCCTGCGAAGGTTGAGCTTGAGGACGGGATGTAAAACCGAATGCCGGTTGTCGTCACCACAACAGAGCAACGATACCAGCCATTACCAACCGAAACAGCAGATCCAACGCCGGTTCCGATGTTAGTGGCAGCACCAGTGGTCAGATTGAACGATGCGCCGTTGACCGCAGCAGCACGATCTAAAATCTCAATCGTGTTATAGCCATTATTCTTGGCATACACGCTGATGACACAAGCAGACGACGCGACAAGAGCGCCACTTGAGATTTGGTGCGTTGACGAAAGCGTTGTCGGGACGCAGTTGCTGGCCGTAGGCGTTCCATCAGGGGCAACAGCAGCGTTGCCAGTGACGGTCATTTCCTGCTTTGTCCACGCAGCATTCGTAAAGTCCTGCGAGTAGGTCGCAAGGTTCGTCCGCTGCTCTTCGATCAGCAGGCCCTTGAGCGTCAGGGTAGTGGGGTCATAGTCGAAGCGCGGGCCGTAATAGGCCGTGGACGTAGGCGCAGCACCGGGGTTGTAGACGTAAGGGTCTAGAGATGCGCTGTCGGAAAGTTGTGCGCCCCAGATGTAGATGCCAGAGGTGCCGTCTCCGGTGTAGCTATAGGTTGTGGAGTTTGTTGCCGTGTAAACGAAGAACGATTGGGCCGCCGCAGTCGCCGTGAACGTGATTGCGCAGCGATACCATCCGTTGCCCGCAGGAACAACGCTTGTGCTAGTCGGCGCGGTAATCCCGGCCACAGTATTGAACGTGCCGTTAGACAGGTTAACCATCACCCCGGTATTGACGACGCCCGTATAGACCAACGCGAACGAGCGTTCGGCAGCCTTCAAATAGACCGAGAATGTGCAAGGGCTGGCTGTCGTCGTTGCGTTCTGTGAGACGCGGTGACTGCTGGTCGCCGTATCTTCCACCAATTTATCAGCAGTCGTCGAGCCATCAGGTGCTACGATAAGGCCGCCGATTAGCTCCTTGGCAGAAATATTATCGAACGATACCGTGCCGCCAGCGGTGTTGGCGGCAGCCCCAACCCGCAGATATGTTGTTGCTGCGGTGGCGGTAAAGTAAACCGTATAGGTTCCGACTGAGCGGTTGGGGCTTGCATAATTCTCAAAACCGCCCGGCGTAGTGCCGATATACAAGTTTCCTGACAAAGTCCCGCCCGTTACCGAGAACGTGACATTGTAATTCTTGCCGGGGACCGTCGCTATGGCCTGATAGGCATATCCAAACGCAGTCGCTCCGTTTGTGACAACCATTGCGCCGGAAACCACGGAAAGCGTAGCGGATGAAGCGGCGGTCCAGCCAGTAGTAGTGCCGCCGGAAAAGTCGCCGTTTGTAACCAGTTCAGAACCAAGCGTTGCCACAGCCGGGTCTTGGTTTGGGATGACCGTGGCATTACTCTTCGTCCACGCGGCGTTGTTAAACTCCTGCGTGTAGCCGAGCAAGTTCTTCGGCGTGGTGCTGTTGTAGGTGCCGGGGGTCGTCTGGTAGGTGACGGGGGAGAGTTGTGCGCCCCAGAGCAACGCCGTTACAGTGTTATCAGCGGTGACAGTCCCTCGGTTAGCAATCTCAATATTGCCTAACGTGCTTCCTGCGACTTCAACGCTTGAGACGCGCTGCCAAGCATTCGTCAGCGTAATGAGCGTGTAACCGCCGCCAGCAACGCCGCGCAACGAAAGTTGTTTTCCAATATCACCAGCGGTTGCCGCCTTGATGTAGAAAGAACTGCTGTAGGAAACGCCCGTTGCGACTGTCGGGGATTGGAAGATGTAGCTGCGATCTGAGATGGTGTTGCCAGCGCCACGATTGAAAACAATCTGATCGGCAGTTGTCGTCCCATCAGGAGCAACGCCAGCATTAGCCGTTACAGCCGCAGCGACGCCTGTTCCCCCAGCAGCCTTCGTCCAAGCCGCGTTGTCGAACGCTTCGGAGTTTGTGGCTAAGTTTGTCGGCGCGTAGGTGATCTTGCCCGTGCTGTCCGTCAGCGTGGCTTGCGAACCACGGCTGAACGTGATGCGGGGGTCAAGCGCCCCCGTCAAGAAATTCAGCATGAGGGCAGCCGACATCCCGGCCCGTGACGACAGCATTGTCGAAGACAAAAGGCCAATTGCAAGGCCGTTACGGACGGGGATGCCAAAACTCATCGGATGTTAATCGGCTTTGCGTAGAGAGTACCACCGCTGCTGACTTGAATCGCGCTAACGCGCCAAACAGCCCCAGTCGTCGACGGAACGTAGATCGGTACGGGCGTGTAAGCCGGGATCGGCGTATCGGAGGTCGTGGCAGTAGCCCCCTCACCGACGCGAATATATGCGTCAGTCGTGGACCACACCAGAACACCTTGCGGGCCTGCGTTCCAGCCTGTTACAGACCCTGCCGTTCCGGTATATGCAACGCTCTGCGTCGCGAAACCTGCGTCATTACAAGGGCGAAGAAGTTCCATGTTTAATCCTTACACCAATAATTTCGTATGTTTAACGCAAAACGCGGTATAAAACTAGCCCTGTTATGTGAACGTGATCGTGTGGGTTGAGCCGCTGGCGCCGAAGGCTTGCGTAGAAATGGTATCGCTTGTACTCCAAGTCCAAACACTTTTACCCGCTACAAGGCTGTAAGTAGCAACAGACCGAACAAGGGTTGTTGCGCCATCTACGGTTAGGCTTGACCACCCAGTATTTGTACCACCCAAAACCTGAAAGACATATTGCGGGACTCCTTCGTCATATAGAAGGGCTTGAAGTGTAGTTCCGCCATTATATGTAAAAGTACTCGGTGTGATTGAGCCTATGGCCGTTCCAGAAAAAGCGTTTGTATCAAACCCGCGATAGCGATTTGGTACGGTCCCCGTATTTCCAGTTGTTAAACTGTAAGTGGCTAAAGACGGCGATCCGCTCGCGCCGCCAAGGACTGCCATCATGATACCTGACATTAGGTTACGTTCCCCGTGACCACCCAAGTGGTTGACTTTACTTTAAGCAGCGTAGCCACACCATATACAGCCAAAGTGCGCGTCCCTGTTGAGGCCGTACCGCCAAGACGAAGCGTGTCTGTCGTAATGCTAATCGTTTGCGTTGAGCCGCTGTCGTTATAGACTGAAATGGCTGTGCCGATAGGAAACGCGACCGACGAGTTTGCAGGAACCACAATGCCGCCAGTTGTGATCGAAACGTGCGTTCCGGCGTCAGCTAATGCCAGCGTATAGGATGATGTTTTAGTGCTTTGCGGAATACCGCGAAAGCCTGGCGATGTAGCTGAGATCGTACCCGTGCTGCTGATCGTTGTCCCCGCGTCAATCGTATTGCCGGTGGTCAGTGTTTTGTTGGTGAGGTTTTCAGTCCCCGTCAACGTGGCGTAAGTTCCCGACGTGACACTCAGCGTGCCGCTTGCCAGCGTAAGGCCCGTGCCAGTAGAAAGTTCCTCAACAGCCCCGTCACCCGCCGTTGTGCGGCCCAAGATACGCGCCGTAGCACAAGTCAGCGTATGCTCGGCGTTCCAGTTGGACGGCTGAACCTGCGTAGCATCAGGCCCGTCTGCTTTAGCGGATGTAAATGCGTGTTTAAGACTTACTGCCATTTCAAAATCCTATGCGTTAAGCCAAAAATTTCAGCTTATACAGCGTCGAGTAGTAAAGCCCCATAATTTCGTCGATAATGTTTTGGAGCGGGGTGCAATCTTTATCGACAACCTTATACCGCATTTCAGTCAGTTCATCTACCTGACCTTCCAAAAACTCAACAATATTATTGGTCTTTTTGGCCGACATAAGCGCAATCGGGCCAATCAGGCCGTATTTGCCTTGGTAGGCTTCGGCAAATTTGTCCGCCAAATCGACAACGCCGTCGTAAAAGCCGTTCAGCGCGACGTGCTTGGCGTAGCTGCGGGTGTTCAGATGCACTGAATGGGCGACATCACGCGCCAAAAACAGCAGCCCTATAAATTCACTGCATTTGCTCATTTTGTCCCATTCCTTCTGGCATTTCCATCATTTCAGGCTGTTCTGGCGCTTGCATAGGCATACCGCCCATTTGCGGCATCTCAGGCAGCTCGTTAGGCTCTTCGTTTTCGGGCATTTCGCGCATTTCAGGCGCCCCGCCGATCAAATCGCCCGTGTCAAGAGCAGCCGCAATCGTACCCATGACAATATCCTGAATCTGTTCGGGTGTCATGCTGTTTTGGACCGCCGAAATGCGCTTGGTTTCAGCATCATAGGCTTCAACCTGCGCCTTAAACTCCTTAATATCAACTTCTCGCTGCGCGACGCTATCCTGAACATTCTGCATAATCTCGGTCATGCGGTTCAGTTCTTGCGTCATCGCCTCAATTTGCTGCTGCGCTTGCATCAGTTCAGGCGATTGGTCGCCCTGAGATAGAACTTTCGGATCAAGGATTTTCTTGAAGCGTTCGGCCATTTCTTGCGCGCCGGGCCAATCCATGTTCTTAATAAATAGGTCACCTGCCACCGTCCAAAGCTGTGGGTTCGACTGCAAAATCTGGCTCATTGCGTCCAGCGCCTCTTGGCGCTTGGTCATGTAGCCTGGCCCAGTTGTGACCATCACGTCGTAAGTGCCAACGCTGGGGTTGTAGATTTTTTCGATCAATGCACCCATTTGGTCCCGAATTTCCTTCACAGGTTCGGGCTGTTCTGGGTTGAACTTGACCATAGACACTTCACCATCGACGCCGATGATGCGTGCGACGCGCTGCGTGTCGTAAATCTTCGGGATCAGATCGACGATTTGGCGCGTGATGTGCCGAATGGCACGCGCCAAGTTATCGACATAGTGGTATGTGCCGACATCACCCTGTTTTTCACGGGCTACAATAGCCTTTGCAGAGCGTTCGTTGCCCTGCATACCCAAAGAGGCGTCATACTGCCCTGTCGTACCTTTAATGTCGTCAGCAGCCCCCATCTTGGCCTGAATCAGACCCGTCTGGGGCAATGGAGGCGGCGCGCGCTGGGGGAGCGGCAGCACATTACCTGCGCCATCCGTCACATCGGGATTGACTTCCAAATACGGCCAGTTGGTCGTGTTGGCAGTCTTCCACTGCGTTTCATAGCCTTCAAACTGCCCACCATAGCCGATAAACGGCGCTTTGGGGGCCAGCGCGAGCATTTCAGCCTCTTGGCTGGTCCAATAGTTGTACATCCGCTGGGCGTCCTTGGCGTTGCGCACAAGGCCGGAGATGTAGATTTGTCCGTCAACTTCCCATTCGTTGCCGACGACGCGCACGACGGGAATCCATTTGCCCGGCCATTCGCGCTCATCCAGCACGTCAAAGCCATTGGTCTTCATCCACATGACCTTGGTGCGGTCAACCTGACGGCTACGCAGCGGTGCGCCAAACATACGCTTTAGCTGCTTGTCTTGCGGGGTATTTGCAAACGCTGTTTGATTGTCAGGGTACAAGTTCAGCGTTTCACGGCTATAGACCTTGTAGAAATACTCCGCGATGCGGATCGTATCTTCCTGCAACCATGACGAGATGCCTTGATCCCCGACGCCTTGGTTGTACAGCGTCGAGATGGGCGTCGCGTCCGGGAACATGCGCTCATAGTCGGTCTTAAGGATGTCCTCGGAGATGAAACACCACTCAGCATCGGCGCCGCAGGGGTCTTGGATGGTCGGGTCCATGTAGACGCTGAACGCGTTGCGCACACGACCGATCTTGATGTCCTGATCGAACGTCTCTTCGTTGCAATATTCCGTCAGCAGACGGATGTAGCCCTCACCGTACGTCACTTGGTTGTCGCAGGCCGTGTCGTAGGCGACATCCGCGTCTGACATATACTCAATATGCCGCACGATCCCGCTGAAAATCTCAGCGACCTGCACGTCTGCGTTGTCATCGACAGGGATGACCTTACCCGACGGGCGGTTCTGGCGCTGTTCGTTCGTTACCTGACGGACGTGCTGCGGCAGCTTGTTGATCGTGAGGCACGGGCGGGCGTTGATGGTCTGCCCTTGCACCGATCCGCGTGTTGCCAGCACGTCTGCGGGCCATTGCCACTGGTTGTCAGGGCTACCTGCCATGAACCGCAGGTCGTCCAACTCATCCTCACGGCTGTCCGAGTACGCTGCCTGCGCCATTTGCAGGCGCTGGCGCATAGTCGCCATTTTGTCGTCGTTTCCAGACGCGTTTGCTGGGTTAGAGCCGATGTTGGCGACTTTACCCGCCGTGTTGATGCCAGTTGGATCAGCCATTTTACTTCTTTTTGCCCTTCGCGGCTTCGCGTTTCACGCTGTAGGCGATGGCGACGGCCTGCTTTTGCGGTTTGCCCGCCGCCATTTCAGCCTTAATGTTGCTACGAAAGGCCGTTTTACCTGTTGACTTTACGAGAGGCATTATTTCGTGCCTTTTTTGGTCGGCGTGGGCCGAAAATCCACCGTCGTGCGGGTGATGCCAAGCCGTTTGCGTTGCTCTACCGCATCAAGTGCAGCTTGCAATGCTTCTTTACTTTGCGAAGGCGTCGGCGGCAGTTTACCCGGACGAATTTGTTTCGTACCTTTATATGCGGGCATTTTTACTTACCTTTCTTAGCTGTCTTTGCGCTCTCTTTGAACGCTTTTGCAGTTGGCGCGCCTTTTGCACCCGGTTTACGCATCTTTTCGCCTGAACCGGCGGCAATTCGCTCACGTTTAGCGTGAATATTCGCGTATAGCCCTTTTTTCATGAGCATTTCCACCTTTTTAGGCTTGCTTTAGCACGTTCGCCGTCTTTTGCTTTCGCTGCCACAGCCCCCATGCGGGCGCAGAAGCTGGCTTTGCGTGCTGCATCAGCCTTGGTCTTAGGGTTGGGTGCTGGCGGCTTCAGGTTCGAGCCTGTTTCGCGGTTGTATTTTTCACGACCCTTAGCAGTCAGGCCCGCACCTTTTGATGCAGGCAGCTTTTCGCCGCGCCCGACGGCCAGCGATACAGACTTTTTCTTGTCAGCCATGCCTAGGCGCCCATCCAGCTAGTAGGTATCCCGCCCGCAGAGTAGCTTGTTGGGCGCTTCTTGTCAACGCGCGCTTCGCGTGATGCCAGCGGAAACGCGAAAGTCACAGCGATAGCGTCTGCGGCGTCTGGCGACGCCAATCCGCGTGCCTTCATGTCCTTCTTACTCTCCAAGAAAATCGTCCCCTTGCTGTCGGGCTTGATGCGGGGTCCGATCAGGTCCGTTTTCAGGAACCTGTCGTTCGGCAGGTGGGCATCTTTGAGCCACTCACGCATCGCACCCCACATCTCAGCCCGCTTGTTGCCGTACATGAGTTGCTTCTGCGCCTTATTGCCGAAGTTGACGCCTCTGATCTTGTACCGCTGCTCTTTTAGGCGATCCACGATGCCTGCGCCTAGGCCGCCTTCGTCAATGACTGTCAGCGTCGGTTTGAACTCCTCGATGGCGTCGATGACGTGGCCGACCACTTCCATGGTGTCCGCGCCTCTCAGGCGCCGTATCTCCACGATGTCACGCCCCTGCCGCACGGCGATGACGGTTGCATCTGACCCGAAGCGTGCTGGGTCCACGCCAATAGCGATGGGGGCTGTCTCATCCTTGTGGCGTGGCCGCTGCATGGCGTCATCCACGAGGTTGACGGGTATGAACTGATCGTCGCCTTCCGATGGGAAGCTGCCATACACTTCGACGTTGGCCTGGTAGCTGTCCGGCCCGTACTCGTCGATGATGCGATTGTACAAGTTTTTGTCAGTTCCCTCGACCGTGCGCGCGTCAATGTTGCGCGTCCGCCAAAATGCACGCTTCGAGTTGAACGTCTCGTAGAAATACCCCGTGTTGCGCCGCGGGTTGGAGAAGGCCAGATGAAAGCGGTGCGGTGTGTTTTCCGTGAAGAAACCGTCACTGACCGACCAGATGCTGTCTGGAATACCGCTGGCTTCGTCAAAGATCAGCATCACACCGTCGAAGTTGTGAACCCCTGCGTACGCGTCCGGGTTCTCTTCCGACCACAGCCTCCCCTCGACCGACCAATAGCGCGTGCCTTTCTTGAGGTCTTTCTCAACGATCTCCGTCAGCCACTTGGCGGGCATGATGCGTGTGGCGGCGATCTCGAACCAGTGGCTGTTTAGCGACATCGCCAGCCACTTGGTAATTTCGGCCCATGTGACCGACCGCAACTGCGCTTCGGAGTTGGCTGACACAATTGTGGTAGACCCTATCCGCGTAGACAGCATCCATATCACAAGCCAAGACACCAAGGCAGACTTACCAATACCACGACCGGAAGCCACCGCCTCACGAAACGTATCATAGTCTACCTTACCTTGATTAGCTTTGATGTGGTCGCGGATGTCTACCAGAATATCCCGCTGCCATTTGCGCGGGCCTGCAAAGTGTTCCAGCGGTGTGCCTTGTTCGCCCCACGGGAATGTCAGCAGTACGAACGCCAGCGGATCATCCTTGATCGTCGACGACCACAGCCGCGACATCAATTCCATTTCTTCCGAGGCTGTGTAGATCGGTGACTGCATTATTTTTTAGCTTTTTTGCGCGAGGACATAAATGCGCGGCTATCGGCCTCCATAACCTTATGTATGAGGGCTTCGCGCGCTAGTGCTGTATCGGCGTCTTTGTAAACCGGAAAGCCACCCGCGCGCGCAGCTAAACGTTGCGCCGTGCGCGGCTCAAGCACCACGCCATCCCAATATGTCGGAAATAACATAGCCCCATTGTCAACACCCATTA